GTTCGTGGAGTTCTCTGCAACAACTGCAACACTGCACTGGGACTTGTAGGGGACAACATCAACATTCTTCAAAAAATGATTGAATACCTAAATATCTAAAAAGTATTCTTAAAATGGACACACAAGATATTCGTAGTCTTCAAGAAGCATATTTAGAAGTTGTTATGAGTGAAGGCAAAGTTCCTTGGAATGACCCTAAGAACCCTCTAGAGAGTGGACACACTCCAGCAGAAAAGAATAGGGCAAAAAGAGAAAGAACTGGTGTAGAAGACCTTAAGAAGTCTCCGTCAGATAAAGATTATGCTAGATATGGTGCTATGAAGTCGGTTGATGATGAGCAGTCTAGTGCCTCCAATAAAAATAAATCCGCTCATAAGTTTCGTGATTATCCAATCAAAACTAGTAAAGGAAAAACACAAACAACAGGTCAACTCAGAAGGTCTAGAGGAACTCCTAAACCAGGAGCATCTGATGAAAAATCAAATCTTTATCAATCTCCTATTAAAAAAGATGATAAGAGAACTAGGGGTGGAAGAACAGACCAGTGGAAAGGTTCAAATCCAAGAAATGAAGAAGTAGACATCTACGACATCATCCTTTCGCACTTACTTGATGAAGGTTATGCTGAAACCACAGAAGCAGCAGAAGCAATTATGGTGAATATGAGTGAAGAGTGGAGAGATAGTATTGTTGGATGATAAAAACTGAATAACTAATATAACTAAGAGGGTATAACAACCCTCTTTTTTTATGTCTCATAATACTCAAAACGAACCTATGCCTAACTGGATAATCTGGGCAGGCATAGGACTTATGATATTCACAATACTTTGCTTTGTCTTACTGACTGTTGGGATGATTTATGAATGAGTAGAAACACTCATTGACCTCTTTGTTAAGGAGTGTTAAGATAAATATGAGAAATAACATAGGAGGTTATGACTTCTTCAACACTTTCACGACCAATTTCACAAAGAGGATGGTTTGATGTACTCGATGACTGGCTTAAGAGAGATCGTTTCGTTTTTGTTGGCTGGTCTGGACTTCTTCTTTTTCCCACTGCTTACCTTGCTCTTGGTGGTTGGCTTACTGGGACGACTTTCGTTACGAGTTGGTATACTCACGGGTTGGCAAGTTCCTATCTTGAGGGTGCAAACTTTCTTACTGCAGCAGTTAGTACTCCAGCAGATGCTATGGGTCATTCTCTTCTTCTGCTCTGGGGTCCTGAGGCTCAAGGGGATATCGTCAGGTGGTTCCAACTTGGGGGACTCTGGACTTTTGTGGCACTCCACGGCGCCTTTAGTCTGATTGGATTCATGCTTCGTCAGTTTGAGATTGCTCGTCTGGTAGGTATCCGTCCTTATAATGCAATCGCATTCTCTGGTCCTATTGCAGTATTTGTTTCTGTATTCTTAATGTATCCTCTGGGGCAATCCAGTTGGTTCTTTGCACCTTCATTTGGTGTCGCTGCTATCTTCCGCTTCCTGCTGTTCCTACAAGGTTTCCATAACTGGACTCTCAACCCCTTCCATATGATGGGAGTTGCTGGTATACTGGGAGGAGCATTGCTCTGTGCTATTCACGGAGCAACTGTAGAAAACACACTATTTGAAGACAGTGAACAAGCAAATACATTCAAAGCGTTTGAACCAACTCAAGAGGAAGAAACCTATTCAATGGTTACTGCTAACAGATTCTGGTCGCAAATTTTTGGTATTGCTTTCAGTAATAAGCGTTGGCTTCATTTCTTCATGCTTTTCGTTCCCGTTATGGGTCTCTGGACTTCTTCTATCGGTATTATTGGTCTTGCTCTTAACCTTAGAGCTTACGACTTTGTAAGTCAGGAGATTAGAACAGCAGAAGACCCTGAGTTTGAAACATTTTACACAAAAAATATACTTTTGAATGAAGGACTCCGTGCCTGGATGGCTCCAGTAGACCAGCCACACGAGCAATTTGTATTTCCTGAAGAAGTGTTGCCTAGGGGTAATGCTCTGTGATATACTGGGAGGGGCAACCCTCCTTTTTTAATGATTGGTTCAGACACTCCTTACAAACTCACTGAAATTATCCAAGACACTTGGCCACAACTTTATAGACCAATGAAGAAAATGCAAGTCACTGAACATAATATTACTGATTGGAACCTCAACGAAGAGGAAATCGATGCACTCATCTCTCTTTCCAAGGAGAAGATGAAGTCATGTGATGATGATAAGATGTGTGAACTATTTTATGGACTTCTTACTGGTAAATTGATCATTATGAAAAATGATAGAAATTGAATCTTTCAAACAAACATCTGAAAAACCTTATATTCGTCATGACTATAAAGTAGTTTTTGCGAATGGAAAGTCTGCCATCTTTGATAACTATGAAGATGTTCAAAGAACTTGGTGGCAAACTCCAAACCAACTTCTAGGACATGTTGAAGTTTTAGATCATAAGGAAACAAAACCAAAACCAAAACCAAAAAGTAAAGGATTTTGAAATGAAAAAGTATAATGAAGAATACTTTTCAGTCTTAAATAAAAAGACTGGGAAAAAACTTTTAGATTGTGGTGAAGAATTTGATGCTCTTGAAATGGTTGCCCTTGATCCACATAACCGAACTTATACTCGTAATAAATTCCTGATGGGCCCTGTTGTGGATGTTGAGATTCCTAAGTCACTTCCAACTAACGAGATTGTTGATTTGGGCGGTAAGTGGGATGATCCAATTTCAGAAGGTATTGATCCTTATAACCTAAGGGGAAGGCATCCAATGCAGCCAGTTAAAAAACAATTAAATAAAAGTGATGCTGAAGTTTTCGTACCCTAATGAAAATTAGATTTTAGCTATATTTTGACCCTAAAAAAATTCCCGGTAAAAAATCACCATATAAGATTTTTTCCTATATAATATCTGGTGTTGCGTTTTTATGCCAAAAAATCAGTTAATGAAAGATGAATTTAAAGTTAGAGTTATGAAGTTGAAACAACAACTCCAATCTGAACAACGGTATCCAGGAGAAAAAGAACTTGCCAATAAGTACTTAGATGAAGTATTATTCATTATTGATCAGTATTCTAGATGACTTATGACCTTGCCTCAACAAGAACATAACTCTCTTCTAGCCACCAGAGAGTTTTTAAAACTTCTTTTAGATGAAGTAAAGTATCCAGATCTTCCTGAAAAAATTAGGTTATCTGCAAAATCTCTTTTGGAATATTATCCACAACGTTCAAAAATAGATCAATTATATTCTGGAAATACATTTTCTGATATTATTCCCTCCAATGAATCTGATATAACAGATGAAGAAAGAGAAAATAATAATAAAATTTTAAATGACAATCAAACTTGGGAAACTCCTGGATTTAAATGGAAAACCGAAGTTGAGTTTGTTTCTGCAGAGTCTTAAGACTTTTCTTGGGGAATTAGTTAAACGGTATAACGGGTGCTTTGCAAGCACTTATTAGGAGTTCGATTCTCCTATTCTCCATTCTTGACAAATAGGCTAAATAACTTATAATTACTAAGTGTTTAGTGATTTAGTATGAACGTTCCGAATACTTCCGAATTGATGCACATGAGGATTCAAGCTTGGATGAGGGAGTATAAATGTGAAGATATTGAATATCTCGGTGTACGAGAAGGTGAGCATTATTATAGAATTGCAGAACACGAAGTACCTGTATCAGCCATAGAAGATTTGGAGCAAGTATCATGACAAAACCCTACATAATATATGACGCAGAACCAAAACAAGATAAATGGAATCGAGGACTAGATTTGTTCATCGAAAGTGTTTATAAACCGGATAGTGAACTTAGACAATCTGCTCATGATCAAAAATGTTTCCATGAATTGATGGATGTCAGAGAAAATGTTTTAGAGTATTTAAAAACAATTCGCTGGCAGTGATATGGAATACTACTATATTTGGTTTTTTTTATTTGTAATAGCTGCATATTTTATTGTCACCGATAGTAGTGTAGCACAGGCATTTTATTATGTTAGTAAACTTTTAAAGTTCCAATATGAAAAAACCAAGTGGTGGTTATTGAATAATCCTCGTAATCCTATAGTAAAATATTTGGTGTGGAGACGAGCGATGAAACTTGCAAAACAATTGGAAAAAGAATTTAGAGAGAAAAATTAAAAATTAATGTCAATTAAACTAATATGCTTTGAACCTTGGCAAGGAAAAGGTATATCCCAATATGATAGTGGATTTGGGGATAGGATTAAATTTTGGGTCTTAGCTTATCACCTTTCGTTAATTATTGAAGATGTTCAAATAATCGTGGAAGAACAATATTGGCCCGAATTATTGTTGATTGATTTGCCCAATACCACACCACAAAATATTTTTTCATTGGGGCTATCTAAAAATCAATTACTTCCACTTACTTGGGAAAAAGTTAGAGATATCATATTAACTGAAGATAATAGTTTGTTAAATTCTTCCGACGATACTTACTATTATTTTAATTTTTCTATACATTATATTGGGGATATTTTTTGTAACCAAAATATTACCAACAATTTTATTATACACAACGGTGTATCTAAAATTAAATTGAAACTACCAATTGTTTCTGATTTTATAGAACAAGAATTTTCTGACTGTTGTTATATACATTTACGGAGAGGTAATGGAACATTCCCTACTTTAAAATTTTTAAATGAAATGGAACGATTCTTATCTAAAGAAACCGTAGATTTTTATTGGAAAACTTTTCATAGGGAAAGGTTAGGAAAATCCATACGTTCAAAAACATATAAGTATTATGATTTTTTAATTGATAAAGATACTGACACTGAAAAAAAATATTTACCTACAAAAAAAGTTGCTTATGATTATACTTGGGTAAATAATTATAAAATCATATCAGATTCAGATTATTTTAATTTAATTCAGACGGTTATTCTTAAAGAAAATCCTGATCAAAAAATTTATATAAGCTCGGACATTCCCAAAAAGTATTACTCATATTATTATGATAATTTTCCAAATAATATAATGGATAAGGAGTTTTATTTTAAAAAATTTTTAAATTTATATAAAAATAAACTTCCCGCAGAAAAATTTAAAAATCAATATTCAATTCCGATTTTTAAAATTTTTGAAAATGTATTTGATTTGATGGTAGGTTGTTATTCGGAAACTGTAGTTAAATCAACTTCCAATTGGAGTAAGATCTCTGCACTCTATAAAAAAAAGAACATTATACATGCGGACAGAATACTTTCAATCAATTCTTTAGGGAATTGGATTTTTATAGATCATGAGATTGACTTTATAGATTAAATTCTTTATAATGGGAAGGATTCTTGAATTTAAAATGAAAGATCTTAGAACTCCAAAGTTTCCTTCTTATAATATTAAAGAAGGTCAGTATGTAAAATTTGTTGGTTGTACAAGAGAACAAGTCAACTGGGGTAATAATACGGATCCAGAAAATCTTCTTGTTCCTGGTGGAATCTATTACGTTGAACAGGTGATTATAAAATCTTCTCATACTAAACTCATCCTCCGTGGTGTTGGGGGTAAGTTCAACAGTGTTTGTTTCGAATCATTAGGTAATGGCTCTTTCTGAGAAAGCTAAGATTTACTACAATGTCTGGTGTTGTGCTTATAGGAGACGATACGAAGCCAAAATAAAAGAAAATTGGGATCTTTATGATGGAGAACATCTCACACTTCTTATGTGTTTCAAAATGAAAGATGCAAAGTGGACAAAGTTTGATAGTGACAAAACTTATTTTCCTGTAGGACAATGATTTCTATTTTTGATCTGTTTCATGATGAACGTCGTTATGGGTGGGTTGTGGATAAACGTTACGACTGGATTAACTTACTTCACAAAATGGAAAAGAATAATCCACGCCGTTTCGAAGAATTTAAGTACTCTAAAGAAACTTTATATCATTACCTAGATAGAATACAGCAAGAACAAAATTTGTACGACTAAATTGATGAATAAGAAAATTATTAAAGTAATTCAAAGAGATAAATCTTTGATGAATTTAACTTGGGTAGTTAATAATATATGTAATAATAAATGTTCATACTGCGTACCAGATTTAAATAGTGGTATGGGACACCACTATACTTGGGAAAACGCACAAAAATTTTTAGAAAAATTATTTGAAAAGTATCCAAAAATTCATTGTTCAGTAAGTGGAGGTGAACCAAGTATTAGTCCTTTTTTGCCAGATTTGGTGAAAATGTTCAATTCTTCGGGCAATACTATAGGTACAACCAGTAATGCATTTAAACCAATAGAATATTGGGAAGACATCTCAAAATATTTGTATTATATTTGTTTTTCGTATCATCCAGAGTTCCCTGTTAAAAACTTTAGAGAAAAAGTAATTGCTGCCAGTTTGAATACTTATGTAACTGTAAGAGTGATGATGCTTCCATCTAAGTGGGAACACTGTGTAGAAGTATTCAATTCTTTAAAAGATATTGATACTCTTCTTATAGAACCTGTTAGAATTTTAGATTGGGGTGGTAAAAATAGAGAAGCCCATGTTTACACCAAAGAACAATTAGATTGGTTTGAACGTGAAGAAATTATGGAAGCACATAATAAAATGATATCCCATTTAATGGAAAGGGGAGAATCAGTGGAACTACAATCCACATTTATACTTGATGATGGATCTATTTTATCTGGTAAAAATGCAAATCCCGTACAATTTATTAATTACGGTATGACCAATTTTGAAGGATATGTTTGTGAAATTGGATTAAAAAGTTTATTTGTACATTATGATGGAAAAATACAATTAGGAAACTGTATGGTTGGTGGGATTATTGGAGAAATTGAAGACTTTGAAAATATTAAGTGGCCAACTTATCCTGTTATCTGCAACAAAACCTTATGTCATTGTGCCACTGACGTTAATATTAGTAAATGGGCAATAAATTATACTGAATACATACAATGAACTTTACTAGAGAACACTGTCAATTGATTTACACAGCAGTTAGAAGTCATCAAGACAAATATTATTATGATCGTCAAACCTGGGCCCAATGCAACGAGGTTCTTGACGAACTCTATAAATTGGTCTATACTCAAAGACAAGAACAACCCACTTAATCATGGTTATTGCAACAACTGAAAAGTTTCCACATTCCGGTTTTCCATTTCGTCTTGATTTGAAAGAAGGAAAAGACAACCGAATTTGTTGGTTTGAATGTAAAGTTCATGTGGATAAATTTATTCAAAAACATAAACTTAAAAAGAAAGATTATACTTTAACTATTTCGAAAGAGGTATAGATGCAAGAATTTGAATGGATTGACGATTGTTTTCGAGTAGAAGAACAGAAGTGGGGAACTTGGAGGTCTTATGACACAGAAGGAAATGGAGTCATTACTTCTCTTCACAGGGAAGAATGTATCGCAGCTACTCGTTGGTATTTAAAAAATAAACAGGAAGGTTTTGTTGAAAATGATGTTAAATATGAGGGGGTTGTAGGAGGAAAACTCTGATGTACGTTCCACAGGTTAACGATTATGTAATCTGGAATGATGGAAAAAGTGTAGAGGGTTGGGTCTATTTTAAAGACGATGAGTATGTAACAATTGAAGTTTGCGTAAGACCTAAAGATTGTATAAATTATGAAGCTTGCAACTTACATCGTAATGAAAGACTTCTTGTATTATGTTATAAAAACCGATGGAAGGAATTAGTGTATGTCAGATCAAGAGAATCAGTATATGAAGAAACAGAAAACTGTATGGCGATGGTGGGCTAAAGCACTTGGAGAAAAAGCATCTAAATGTGACCGAGAATCTGATACTGTTGCTCGCATACGCACCTTTATTTTTATTACTTACTTAGTCACTAACTGTTTTATTGTGGCCGGGGTAATCCGACACTGGAATGATACTTCTCCAGTCATTCATATTGAAATTAAACCGGAAGATGGATCACAACTCCCAGAAGTCTAATAGTACTATACCACTTATAATCGTTTTAGTCATTCTTTTTTTGCTTGACTTATCAATTATAGGTGGTATACTATATAAGGGACATGCAAATTTTATCGAATTATTTAAACATTTAAACCATGGCTAAAAGAACTTACACAATTCAAAAAAAAGATCCAACACACAATCAAGTATGGGAATGGAATGAAACTCCAGAACTTATTCAACTCCTTAAAGAACTACACACAAACAAGCCCACACCCAGCATTGGACCCAACAACTCCCTGGTATGATTGGTTGTGTTATTGCGAAATCTGCGAAAGTTTAGGTCCCCTCCCAGGTCAACCTTCTCTTCGCAGATTTATGTCATATAGGAGATACTTAAAAGAAGTAGGTGTATTATGATTACAACAAATTGGTTCCAGAGAAAATGGGGATTTGAAGATACTGTTTTGATCGATGAGCTTTATTCCCGAATCGTTGATTTGGAACAAAGAGTTAGAGTTCTTGAAGAAGAAAATGTAAGTACTACTAACGAATTGTATCGCATGGAGAATTCTTTGGATGCTCGTATAGATATTATTGCAGAACGTTGTGGAATTAGTTACGATGTATGAACTTGATGACTTTGAAAAAGCCCTCGCTCATTTTGGTACACGGGTGGATATCATTATTGCTCTTGAAATGGGTGGAAAAATTGATGGCATATCTGCCTATAAAGAAATCAAAGCAGAACTTAAAGAACTTAAACGAGCAAAGAAACAATACGGTAAGGATATGTAATAAATGTGGTGAAACCAAACCACTAACTTTAGATTATTATCAACCCGTAAAATCCTTTAAATATAATTTCAGTTATTATTGCAATGACTGCAATAAACCAAAACCTAAAGAATAATATTTTTAAAGACCCCCCTAACACATTGACTTATAAATATTCTAAACGCAGGTAATAGTTTGGTATACTTATGGCTACATTGACATCCAGTGGAATAAGATTTGCAAGTACTCCAGTAGTAGATGAATTAAATTCAAAGAGAGGAATTTTTCCTACTGGCACTGCTTGGGTTTTTTATCAAGGTTCTGCTCCTACTGGGTGGACTAAAGATACAAGTCTAACAATTAATGATAAAGCACTTAGAGTTGTAAGTGGAACTGGTGGTGTTTATGGGGGAACAAATGGTTTTTCTGTAATTATGAATGGATTTAATGTTGGTGGTGGATCACTAACAAGTTCAAATGCTACAGGAGGAACTCAATTATCACTTCCGCAAATTGCTTCTCACGACCATCCGAATAGTGGTACTGGGTTGAATGCAGTTCCAACATTAAACAATCCGGATGGAGCCTTTACTGGATGGAATGGTGGTGATGTAGCTAGAAGTTCTGGTTGGACTCGAACTTCTCCTGGGTTTGGGGATGCTGGAACTGCACCAGTTGGTGATAATCACATACACCCTTTTAGTGGAACTGCACCAGTTCCCACTCAAAACGTATCTATGCAACCTACTTACATGGATGTTATCGTCTGTACTTTCGATGGATAAATACTTTAAATAACATCTGTAGTTTACATCATATAAAATGGCTAAATTAACAGCGTCGGGAATAGTTTTCAGTGATTCTACAATTTTAAATTCGAAATACGGAATTGTTCCACAAAACTCAGTATCAATATTTTATCAAGCCTCTGCTCCTACTGGCTGGACTAAAGATACAACTCATAATGACAAAACACTCAGAGTAGTTAATGGAACCGGAGGAGTTTCTGGAGGAACTCAACCATTTACTACTGTGTTTCCCAACTCTGTTAGAACATTTTCATCTCCAAATATTCCTGTGACAGGAACTGTGGGTAACACTACACTGACAACTGCTCAGTTACCAAGTCACACACACCCTAATGGTGGTTCTGTTGGATTAACTCCAGGTGGAGGTGATGTTGCTTTTGGAGCTGGATGGACTAGAACTTCCCCACTTACTGGTAGTGGACCTGCTCTTGGGGGTGGATCTCATGCACATCCTTGGTCTGGTACAGCCCAATGGTTTCTAGATGTGGATCTTAGAATTCAATATATAGATGTTATTCTTTGTAGTTTTGCTTAATTTGTGGTAGAATATGTAAAAATATTTTTGATTATATGAAAAAAAACGAATCTGGTAATTTTTGTCCTCTTATTAAAAAAGATTGTGTAGAACATAAGTGTTCATGGTATACACATGTAAGAGGTATGAATCCAAATACAGGACAAGATGTAGATCATTGGTCGTGTGCTGTAACTTGGATGCCCATGTTAACAATTGAAAATTCTCAACAACAAAGGCAAACTGGTTCCGCTGTGGAGTCATTTAGAAATGAAGTCGTTAAATCCAATGATGAGAATAGACAACTATATATTGATATGATTCAACAAAATGGTATATTGCCAGTAAATATAACTTCTTTGACTAGTACACATACCTTACCCGAAAATTCAGGAGAATAAATCATGAGATTAACGATCATTCCATCAGACGGTTCCGTTTATATGGATGGATCTGGGTACACCAACATAGATCTAACTTGGATTCCTAAAATTGATGGAAAAAAAGTTCATGCAGTTCAATGGTTCGATGGTGAAGGTGAAATTGAGTTTGTTGGTCCTGATCAAAATTTAAAAATTAATGAATTGGGTGCATTTGAAAAAGCAGTTGATTTGTGGAATGAAAGAAAAGAAGAGGAAGATATTCTTCGTCAACAACAATTAGAAGATGAGGAAAGACGTAGAAAACAAGAAGAAGAACGTGTAAAATCTCAGTTTCTTTCCTTTGATGAGGATGAACTTGGATTGGATATTGATAATTTTGATGATCTTGTTGATGGGATCCCAAAAGCATATATTCCTCCTACATCAACACATATGCCTCCTGTAGAGCCTTTAATGTCAACGGAGAAAGTTGAAGAAGATGAGGAAGATGAAGATCTATTCTACGATATTGAAGAACTTTTAAAAGAAATTTGAGTTTATATTGTTAAATGAATAAAAAATTAATTGAAAACAATTATATTGTGTTGCCAAATTTTATTTCAAAAGATAGAGCTATTAATCTTTCTTTTGAATTTTTAAATCATTGCAAAGAAAACAATTTATTGGGAGACAGTCAAGCGCCAAATTCATACTCCCATTATAATTACATTTCATTTCTGGAGTTACTTTGTGAAAAAACTCCAGAAATTTCTTCTGCAATTGAAGAAACTGTTTTACCTACTTATACTTATGCCAGAGTATATAAAAACAAAAGTGAATTATTGCGTCATACCGACAGAGATGCTTGTGAAATATCTTTAACTTTACATTTGCACGGAGATTCTACTTGGCCCATATGGATTGAAACTCCATCTGGAGAACAACGTTCCGTTGATTTGAATCCAGGTGATGCTATGATCTACTTGGGAAAAACTGCTCCTCATTGGAGAGATCTTTATGATGGTGAATATTATACCCAAGTATTTTTGCATTATGTGAGAAGTCGTGGAGATTGTTCTTATTCATATTTTGATAAAGTTAATGAAACTACCAAACCAACTGTTGAAGAACCAGTTATTGAGAAAAAGATAGAAACAAAATCAACCTCACCCAAAAGTAAAAAATCTTTAGAAGATTATATTTTTACACTAGATAATATTGTTCCAAAAGAATTATGCGATAGAATTATAAAGGAATATCGTGAATGTAGTTTTTGGACTCCAACTAGCGTGGGGAATGGAAATGTAGATGATCAAATTAGAAACTGCGATGTCATTAATATTTCTGAAGATACAGTACTTCAGAAAAATTTTGATGTAAGAAAGAAAATAGATGAAGATTTTTATATCTGCGCTTCAAGAGCAATAAATGAGTATAGGAAATTATTTCCCGAAGTTGCATCAGATATTGATACTGGATATGGATTACTAAGATATAAAAAG